GTCGCGCGCAGAACCTGCCGGAAATCGCGCGACGAAGGTTGGCTCTATGAGCCAAAAGCCGGCGCCGCCGCGCGAGCTCGACGCAACCGCGCGTGCGGCGTGGCGCAGGGCCGCGAAGGTGCTCGACGAGCTCGGCGAGCCGACCGCGTTGTCGCTCGAGCCGCTCGCCGCGTACGCGCGAGCCATGGGGGACGTGGCTCGGCTGCGCCGGCGGTGGATCGCGGAGGGGTCGCCCGAGCTCGACGAGGGCTCGCGCGGGCAGCAGGTCGCGCACCCGCTGCTCGGCGCGATCCGTGACGCGGAGCGGTGGGCGCACGAGCTCGGCGGCACGCTCGGCTTGGACCCGATGGCGCGCCGGCGGTTGTCGAGGCGTGCGGGCGCGGGCAGGCCGGCGGGTGCGGCGAGCGCGGCGGACCGTGCGGCGCCGACACGGCGGCGGCTCAAGGCGGTCGGCGAGTGAACGTCGAGCCGTTGAAGGGCGGCGTGCTCGAGGATTGGCTCGACATCGAGGACCGGCGGCCGGCGCGGCGCCGGCGGCGGCGGGTGCGGTGAGCGCGGTCGCGGTCGGTGAGCGGTGGGAGGCCTACGCGCAGGCGACGCGCGCCGACCATTTCGCGTATTGGGCGGGCGAGCATTGCGTGCAGTGGGTCGACCCGTTCGACGGCGTGCCGCTGGTGCTCGAGCCGTGGCAACTCGAGCTCATGGGCGAGGCGCTCGCGGAGCTCGGCGTCGACGAGTCGTATTGGCTCACGGTGGTGCTCGTCGTGCCGAAAAAGAACGGCAAGACGAGTCTGCTTGCCGCGTACGGGCTCTACCACTTGGTCGAGGACGAGGGCGCCCCGGAAATCCTCTTGGCGGCCGCGACCGATAAGCAGGCCGGCAGGTTGTTCGAGTCGGCGGTGCGGTTCGTCAAGAGCGACCCGTGGTTGTCGGGTCAGGTCGTGGTTCGTGAGCACGAGGGCGTGATCGCGCGCGCGGACGGGTTCGGCGTGCTCTACCGGTTCTCGGCCGACAGTGGCGCCGCGTCGGGGTTCAACCCGTCGCTGATCGTCGCCGACGAGCTCAAGGACTGGACCACCCCGCGGCGGCGCAGGGCGTGGGGTGACATCGCCACCGCCGGGCAGGTCGTGCGTAAACAGGTGCACGTGTTCGTCATCTCGACCGCGGGTGAGCCCGCGGAGCGTGTCGATGGGATTCTTGGGAATCTGCTTGACCGCAATGAGCTCGAGGGTGAGCTCGAGCGTGTCGGCAAGTTGACGGTGTCGCGGAACCATCCGGGCCGCACGTTGGTTTACAACTACGACGCCGGCACCTTGGACGTGCACGACCTTGACGCGATCAAGGCGGCGAACCCGGCGTCGTGGGTGACGCGTGAGCGGTTGGCCGAGCTCGCGGCGTCGCCGCTACTCACGGACGGCCGGTTTCTGCAGTTGCACGGGTGCGTGTGGGCGACGAGCGAGTCGGGGTTTCTCGAGCTCGAGCCGTGGCGCGCGCTCGAGCTCGAGCGCGCCGAGCTCCACACGGGCGACGAGGTCGTGCTCGGTTTCCGCGGCGGCGAGCACTGCGCCTTGGTCGCGTGCCGCCGCGCCGACGGGGTCCTGTTCACCTTGGGCGTGTGGGAGTCGAAAGCCGGCGAGCTCGTCGATACCGAGGACGTCGACGACGCCGTGCAGTGGGCGCTCGGCGAGTACCGCGTCGGCGCCGTCTACGCCGCCGCGACGCCGGCGTGGGCGACGATGGTGAACGCGTGGACGCACCTGCTCGGTAAACGCAACGTCGTCGACATTGACGTCGCGACGCCGTCGCCGAGGACGGCGCAGGTGACGCAACGGTTCCGCGCCGACGCGGTCGCCGGCCGAATCCGCCACGACGGCGACCGCCGCTTGGCGCGGCACGTGTTGGCGGCGCGGGTGCAGCGGGTGCGGAACCTGCCGTATCTCGCCGAGGCCTCGAAAGGCGGCGCGCCCATCGCCGCGGCGCACGCCGCGCTACTGGCGTGGGAGGCGCGCACGCTCTTGGGTCCGGCTGCGCCTGCGCGATCACGGGTGCCGGTGTCGTTTTGAGCACCTACACGGCCACCGGCGTGTCGCTCGTCGAGCAGTGGCGCGACACGCTCTTGAAGGGGCTCGCCGCGCGGCAGCCGGACCTCGACCGGTTCGAGAGTTACTACCGCGGCGAGCACCGGCTGCTCTTCGCGACGATCAAGTTTCGCGAGACGTTCGGGACGCTGTTCGGCGCGTTCTCCGACAACTGGTGCGACCTCGTGTGCGACGCCTCGACCGAGCGTTTGAAGGTCGAGGGGTTCAGGTTCGGGAACGACCAGGAGGAGGGCGACGCCGAGTCATGGCAGATTTGGCAGCGGAACTACCTCGACGCCGAAAGCGAGCTCGCGCACGGCGAGGCGATCCGGCTCGGCTGCGCCTACGCGCTCGTGTTCCCCGACGACATGGGCGACCCCTCGATCCAACTCGAGTCGCCGTCGCAAGCGATTGTCGCGGTCGACCCCGCGCAAGGCCGCCACCGGCTCGCCGGGCTACGCGATTGGGTTGACGAGTGGGGCACCGAGCAGTGCGTGCTCTACCTGCCCGACATGGTCGTTTGGTGGCGCCGCGAGGGCACCAACAAGGGGTGGGAGGCGCTCCCGGAGTTGAGCGGCACCAACCCGCTCGCGCCCATCGTGCCCTTGGTGCCGCTGCCGAACATGCCGACGTTGACCGTGCGCGAGGGACGCTCGGACGTCGAGCGGTGCATCCCGATCCAAGACGCCGTCAACAAGTTGTGCGCCGACATGATCGTCGCGAGCGAGTACGCGGCGTTTCCGCAACGGTGGATGACCGGGGTGGACATTCCGAAGTATCCGGATGGGCACCCGAACGCCGGCGACCCGCTGCCCGAGTGGAAAAGCCAATTCAAGTCGGGCTCGGGGCAGATATGGGCGGTCGAGGACATGCAAGCCGCGTTCGGCTCGTTCGCTATCTCGGACCTGTCGCCGTATGTGCGCGCGATTGAGGCGCTCATTCAGCATTTGGCGGCGCAAACCCGCACCCCTCCCCACTACCTTTTGGGCTCGAGCGGCACGTTCCCGTCGGGGGAGTCGTTGAAAGCGACCGAGACGGGTTTGGTCGCGAAGGTGCGCCGCAAGCAAGCCGCGTTCGGCGAGGGGTGGGAGGAGGTCATGCGGTTGGCGTTCGCCGTCGCCGGCGACCAAGCCAAGGCGACCGCGTGGGACGTCGAAACGATTTGGGCGAACCCCGAGTCGCGCTCGACCGCGGAAACCGTCGACGCCGCCGTCAAGTTGAGCAGCATCGGGGTGCCAAGACCGGCGTTGTGGGAGTACGTCGGGTTCACGCCGCAGCAGGTCGAGCGGTTCATCGCCGAGGGCGCCGACGTCGAGGGGCCGGCGGTCACCGCGCGCGAAACGATCACCCCGACGCCCGCCGAGGCGGCAGCCCAAATCGGTGTTGCGCCGGCGAGCTCGCCACCCGTAACCGCAACTACCGGAGGAACGAATGCCTGACGAAACCGGCGACTCGGGCGCGACGCCCGACGATGCCCTGACCCCCGATGGCGCGACGCCTGACGGGCCCGCCGGCGATGAGCGCGACGCGAGCGCCGGCAGCACTGACGACGCCACTACCGGCGGTCGTGACCGCCGGCAGGAGGTGCTCACCAAGGAACGGGCTGCGAGGCGCGACGCCGAGCAGCGCGCAGCCGAGGCCGAGCGCCGCCTGCAAGAGCTCGAGGACGTCGGGAAATCCGAGCTCGAGCGGACCACAAGCCGGCTCGAACGAACAACGTCCGAGCTCGAGCAGGAGCGGACCGCGCGGCACGACGCCGAGCAGCGGCTCGCCGACCTCGAACTGCTCGAGCTCAAACGCACCGTCTGCGCCGACGTCGGGATACCACTCGACGCGGCGCACCGGCTGCAAGGGACCGACGTTCGCACGATCAAGGCCGACGCGCAGCGCTACCTCGAGGAGCGCAAAGGCGCCGTGGGTGACCTCGGCGGCGGGCGCGGAGGCACGGCAAGCGGCCGCAGTGGCGCCGACATGAACACGCTGATTCGGCAAGCGACCGGGAGGAACTAGCCGAGCCGTCTTGCCCCTAACGCGAAAGGGCTCAAGTCGATGCCATATAACAACTCGATTGGCCGCACCGACGCGGCAGCACTCATCCCCGAGGAATTCTCGAGGGAGATCATCACGCACATACCCGACGAGTCGGCGGCGATGGCGCTGTTCAGGCGTGTCGCCATGTCGCGGGCGCAGTTTCGTATCCCCGCCGAGTCCGCCTTGGCGACCGCGTATTTCGTCAGCGGCGACACCGGTGTCAAGCAAACATCGCAGTCGGCATGGTCGAACCTCTACCTGAACGCCGAGGAGCTCGCCGCAATCGTCCCGATCCCCGAGAACGTGTTCGACGACGTCGACTACGACCTATGGGCGGTCATCCGCCCGCAGTTGACCGAAGCAATCGGGCGCGCCTTGGACGCGGCGATTTTCTTCGGCACGAACAAGCCGGCGTCGTGGCCGCAAGCGATTGTGCCCGCGGCGACCGCAGCCGGGAACACGACCACTGTCGGGCTGCCCGCCGCAAGCGGCGGCATCGTCGGCGACATCTCCGCGGCGATGGCGACCGTTGAGGCCGACGGGTTCGACGTCGACGGGATGGTCGCCGACCGCACGATGCGCGGCAAGCTGCGCGACGCCCGCGGCACCACCGGCGAGCAGTTGCAAACCGGGAACGGCACCGACGCCGAACAGGCGCAAGCGAGCGTGTATAGCGTCCCGATCCGGTACGCGATGCCCGGGTTGTGGCCGACCGGCACCGGCGCCGCGCAAGCCGTCGTCGGGGACTTCACCCAAGGGCTCTTGGGCGTCAGGCAGGACATCACGTTCAAGATCCTCGACCAAGCGATCATCACCGACTCGAGCTCGCCGCCGGTGATTCAGTACAACCTCGCGCAGCAAGACATGATCGCGATTCGCGTGGTCGCACGGTTCGCGTTCCAGGTCGCGAACCCGCTCACCTACTCGCAGCCGACCACCGCGAACCGCTACCCGTTCGGCGTCCTGCACGCCGCGTAAGGGAGGACGATGAGCACGAGCGAAACCTCGAGCACGAGCAGAACCAGCAAGAGCAAGAGCGACGGGGACGCCGTGAACCCCGAGTACGCCGCGGCGCTCGAGCAGGGCTATTACGGCGACCTGCCCGAGCCGGCGGACGGCAGCGACCGCCCCGACCTGACGCTCGCGGGCGTCACCAAGGGGACGTGAGCAGCAGCGACTACCCGAGCGAGGACGAACGGGCGGCGCTATGGCGCGAGCAAACGTTGAACCGTGCACGGTTCCAAGCGCAGCTATGGCTCGACCTCATGGCGCCGCCTGAACCTCGCCAAGCCGTCATGGACGCGTGGGCGCCCGTGATTTGGTGGCTCACCGAACGGCGGCTCGGCCCAACGAACCCGGAGGACGACATTTGAGCGTTCCGCCAACCACCCCGATTGACCCGCTGACGCTGCCGTGGCGGCCAACCGTCGACGACGTCGCCGCGCTCTTGCGTGCCCGCACCAAAGACGCGAGCGGGAACGAGCTCGGCACGTTCACCCCCGACACCCGCCCCACCGACGTCGAGGTCGAACTGCTCATCACGAACGGGTGCGCCAAGGTCGCGAGCTATGTCGGGTGGGACCTCCCCGACGAATGCGTCGAGGAGGGCCGCCATCTCGCCACGCTCGTCGCCGCGTACGAGGCCGAACTGTCGTACTGGCCCGAGCAGGTCCTCAGCAACCGCTCGCCGGCGTCGAACTATTGGGCGATGTTCGAGGCGAACATCGCGCAGTTCGAGGTGATGGTCGGCGTGTACCTGCCCGACTCCGGGGTGGGGCAGCGGATCGGCAGCCTGCCGACGCCGAGCTCCACGGTGGTGTTCGCGTACACGTGGGGGTTCGGGTTCCCGACCATGAGCGACGTCGTCAACGTCGGCATGCCGCCGGGCACGAGCTCGCGCTCGCGTTCGCCGGCAGGCAGGAGGGCGCGCCGATGAGCATGCAAATCGAGGTGCACGAGAAAGGCGCGACCGAGGCCGCCGTCGACCTGGCGCGGCTCGGCGAGCGCGGCTCCGACATTCGCCGCGTGAGCGAGAAGGTCCGCACCGTCTACCGCCGCTCGAACGACCGCCGATTCGGCACCGGCGGGCTCGGCTCATGGGCGCCGCTCGCCGACACGACGCTCGAGCGCAAGGCCCGCGACGGGTACGGCGCGATGCCGCCGATGATGCGCACCCGCGCGCTCTACAAATCATTGACCGCGGCACGCGCAAGCGACCAAGTCGACGTGCGCGACCCCACCGCGTTTCGGTTCGGCACCACGGTGCCGTACGCCGGCGCTGCCGGCGCCGCCGGTGGTCGGCGCCGGCGGCTCATCGACCTCACCGCGAGCGAGGAACGCGAAATCAACGGGTACATCTCCCGGTACATCGCCAAGAACGAGGGCGCCGGATGGTAAGCGGCCCCGTCATCCAGGGCCACGCCGATTTCGGTCCGCTCGTCACCGGCGTCGACGTCGAGAACGCCGCGATGGCGTTGATGCGGCGGTGGTTCTCGACCTACCTCGCCGAGCTCGAGCGCCGCAACAACCTCGCCGTCGGCACCCTGCCGCGCCCGAAAGGATGGGCGCTCGCGCCGTCGTTCGACAAATGGCCGGAGGACCAGCTACCCGGCGTCATCGTCACCTCGCCCGGCACGCTGAACCCGCCGCAAATGGGTGGCGACGGCGTCTATGCGGCGTGGTGGCAAATCGAGCCCGGCGTCGTCGTGTCGGCGCGCACGCAGGCCGAGTCGCACGCGCTCGCCGGCATCTACGGCGGCGCGCTCGAGCTCCTCTTTCTGCAGCGGCCATCGCTCGACGGGTTCGGCGCGGGCGGCATCAACTGGCTCGGCATCCGCTACGACAACCTCGGCTACGACGACACCCGCTCGCTCTATGCGGCACGGCTGCAATTCGTGATCGAGCACGACGAGGTCGCGAGCGCCGACATGGGACCCGTCACGCCCGACGAGCCGAGCGACGACGCGTGGCCGCCTTGGCAGGAGGTGCTCACCGTCGACATCGACGTCGCGAACTACCCGCCACCCGCACCACTACCCGAGGAGGACCAATGAGGCCCGGCGTTGACGTAATCTCACGCGCGCTACCCCCGCCGCGGTCGGCGCCGACCGATACCGGCGTCGCGTTCATGATCGGCGCAACCGCATCAGGCGGCGCGGTGACCTTGGTGCGCAGCATGACCGAGTACGTCGCGGTGTTCGGCGACCGCGGTTCAAGTACCGCGCAACCGGCGTGGGACGCCGCCGACGTCTACTTTCGCGAGGGCGGCAACAAACTCTATGTGTCGCCGACGAACCCGAGCACCGCGTTCGCGGCGAGCTCGAGCTCGAGCAAGAGCAGCAAGAGCGCCGACGCGCCGGTCGCCACGGCGGTCCCCGCGACGCTGCAGGCGGCGCTCGACGCCCTCAACAAAGACCTCGGACCGGGGCAAGTGTTCATCGCCGACGCGACGCTCGCCACGGACCCCGCGACGCAGTCGGCGCTCCTCGCGCACGCCTACGCGAACAACCGCGTCGCGCTGCTCTCAACCGCGGACGGCAACGCCACCGTGATCGAGGGCGCCGCGACCGCGCTCAACACCGACGCGAACGCCCGCTACGGCGCCCTCTTCGCACCAAGCGCCATCGTCCCCGGTGTCGTCGCCGGCACCACCCGCACCGTCCCCTACGCCGCCGTGCAAGCCGGGATCATCGCCCGAAACGATTTCGTCTACTCGCCGAACCAACCCGCCGCCGGCGAGCTCGGGCAATCCGTGTTCGCCCTGGATATCGCCGAGCACTACACCGACCTCGAGTACCAAACCCTGAACGACGCCGGCGCGAGCATGGCACGCCTCATCTACGGCGGCGTCAGAACCTACGGGTACCGCACCGTCGTCGACTCGACCAAGGTGCCGGAGTGGCTCATGTTCGGATGGGCACGCACGAACATGGCGATCACCGCCGACGCCGAGGCAATCGGCGAGCACTACGTGTTCTCGCAAATCGACGGCAGGGGCCACACGTTGTCGGAGTTCAACGGCGACCTGTCGGCAATGCTCGCCGGCTATTGGGAGTCCGACGCGCTGTTCGGCGCGACCGCGCAAGAGGCGTACTCGGTCGATACCGGCTCGAGCGTGAACACCCCCGACACCATCGCCAACGGCGAACTACACGCGGTCATCTCGGTCCGCATGAGCCCCGATGCCGAGTGGGTTGTCATCGAAATCGTCAAGGTCGCGTCGAACGTGGCGCTGCCGGCGACCGTCACCACGCCCGTCGCGGCATGAGAGAGGAGTGAGAACCAATGCGCAAGGACCAACACCGCGTCACCGTCAAGGTCGGGGCTCGCAACCTCGGCGTGTTCGACGTCCTCACCGGCGGCGAAACAGACTCCGACATCCTGCAGTACAAGCCCGGGGGCATGGCTGCCCCGGTGTCGCTCGGCGGCATCCCGATCATCGGGCAACTCATCGTCTCCCGGCTTTACACGCTCGAGCGTGACCACGCCACCGTGCATTGGCTGCTCGGTCAGGTCGGCAGCGCGCAAGTGGTCGTGACGAAAACCGTGCTCGACCCCAACCGCAACGCGTTCGGCTCGCCGCTGGTCACCCGTGGCGTGCTCAAACGCGTCACCCCGCCGGAGGTCGATAGCACCGTCACCGACCCCGCCATCATCGAGCTCGAGATAACGCCGCAAGGCTCGGTGACATGACCACCCGCCCCTACGACGTCGAGCTCGTCGACGACGACACCGTCGTACTCAAGCCGGCGGCGTCGGCGGCCGGTTCGGTGCTCGACGTGCTCCGCGCGAAAACCCGTGAGCTCGCAGCCGCGCACGAGTACGACATGGTCGTGCCCGGCAGGGCGTGGGCCGGCCGGCTCGTGCTCCGCTGCGAACCCCTGCAAGCCTCGACGCTCACCACGCTGCGCATGCGGCTCGAGCGCTCCAAGGACCCCGAGCGTGATTTCGCGTTGAACGCCGACGTGCTCATCAACGCGTGCGTTGACGTGCTCGGCCGCCGCACCCGCACCGACGAGCTCGTGCCGCTCGGCGGCGACGTGCCCATGACCATCGGCGCGCCGCTCGCCGAGGCGCTCGGGCTCGACGGCATGACCACGAGCCGGCAGGTACTGCGGGCGCTGTTCAGCGGCGTCCCGTCGCCGGAGCTCGCCGTCATGAACGCCGCCGGCGACTACCTCTCGTGGGCGCAAGGCGCCGACGAGGACCTCGAGGTTGACGCGTTGGGGGAATCGACGCCGACGGCAGGCTCGTGAGCCTCCTGGCGAACATGGCAATCGTGGGGCTGCCGGTCGAGCGGTACCTGCACGGCGACCACGCCGAGCGGGCGCTGCTCGAGCAGGTCACGCACCGCGCCGTCGGGATCGTGAACAAGCTCAACGCGAAGGGCTAACCCGCGGTGGACGCCGTCGAAATCCTGCTCGAGCTCAAGAACGTCGCGCAGTTCGTCAGGGGCGCCTCGGAGGCGAGCGGCGCCATCGGCAAGGTCGGCACCACCGCCGAGGAAACCGGCAAGAAAGCCTCGAGCGGGTGGAAAGGACTCGCGAAGTGGGCCGGCGGCGCCGCCGCGCTCTACGGCGTCACCCGGTTCGCGAAAGGCGCGACCGACGCGACCGTGAACCTCGCGAAATCGTCGATGGCCCTCTCGCGCACGACCGGCATGAACATCGAAACCTCGAGCGAGTTTTCGGCGCTCCTGCAAGAGCGCGGCGTGAGCACCAAGCAAGCGCAAACCTCACTCGTCAAGTTCAGCAAGGCAATCGAGACGGCGCGGCAAGGCGACCTCAAGGCCGCGAGCACGACCAAGGACCTACGCGACCAAATCGACCAGGTCGCGACCATCGGCGGCAAGAAAGCACCCGCCGAGCTCGCGAAACTCTCGAACGCGATCACCAAGGCGCAGCAAGCCGGCGCCAAGGCGCGGCTACCGCTGCAGCAACTCGGCGTCACGCAAGCCGACCTCGCGCACGGCGACACCGAGCAAGTCCTGCTCCGCGTCGCCACCGGCCTGCAGGGCATGCACGACGCCACCGCCCGAGCCGTCGCCGTGCAACAACTGTTCGGGCGCGGCGGGCAAGCCTTGCTGCCGATCCTCATGCAGGGCGCCGCCGGCGTGCACAAACTCTTGCAAGAGCAAAAGGACTCGGGCAACTACATCTCGGGCAAGGGCGTCAAGAGCGCCAAGAGCATGATCGAGACGCAACGCGCCCTCGACCGCACCGTCAACGGGCTCAAAATCCAGTTCGGCGAGGCGCTGCTACCCGTGCTCGTGCAGGTCGGGAAAGTCCTGCTCGCGATGAGCAAGTTCCTGCAGCCGCTCACAAAGAACACCACCCTCTTTACCCTTGCCATCGGCGCGCTTACCGCCGCGTTCGTCGCCTATAAAGCCGCGATGGTCGTGGCGACGATCCAGCAAATGGAGTTCAACGCGGCCGCGCTCGCGAACCCCGTCGGGCTCATCATCGTCGGCGTCGTCGCGCTCATCGCCGGCTTGGTCATCCTCTACAAGAAATGGGGTGCGTTCCGCGACCTCATCAACGCGACGTGGCAGTGGATAAAAGCGAACTGGCCTTTGCTGCTCGCCATCCTCATCGGCCCGTTCGCGGTCGCCGCATTGGAGATTTACAAGCATTGGGCGGCGATCAAACAGGGCGCGATGGACGTGTTCAACGCGATCAAGAACGCCGCGCCGGCCGCCGCGAGCGCCGTCGCACGGGCGTTCACGAACGCGTTCAACACCGTCAAAGGCGTCATCAACATGCTCATCCGCGGGTGGAATTCGCTCAAGTTCACGATGCCGAAAATCAACACGCACATACCCGGCGTCGGCAAGATCGGCGGGTGGACGGTGGGGGTGCCGCAGATACCGACGTTGGCGCAAGGCGGTGTCGTCGCTCACGGCGGCACCGCGCTCGTTGGTGAGCGTGGACCCGAGCTCGTCGCGCTCCCCGCCGGCGCCGCGGTGCACCCGCTGCCGGCCGGCGGCCCCGCACGCGACCTCGTCATCACCGTGCCCGTTGTGGTTGACCGCCGCGAGCTCGCGCGCGCAACCGCGCGCGTCGCGTCCGACCGCTTGGCGCGCCGGTGACGCTGCCGCCGCACGGATGGGTTCGCATCGGCTCGACCGACCCGCCCGTGTCGGTCACCGCACGCCTCTCGGACGCCCGCCCGAACGTTGACGCCGGCTATGGCGGGTGGGCCGAGGTCGCGCGCCCACGCCGCCGGCCACTCTCGATTTGGAACGGCTCACCCGGTTTGCGGCTCACGCTGCCGATCCTCCTCGACGGCTACCGCGCCGGCACGAGCGTGGAGCGCGACATAGCGAAACTCGAGAAACTTGCGTTGCCGACCGCCGCCGACGGCTCACCGCCCCGCTGCCGCGTCACCGCGCGCGGCTCCGCGGTCCCCCACCAAAACCGCTCATGGGTCATCGACACCCTGACGTGGGGTGACCCGGCGATCATGAACAAGCACGGGAACCGCACCCGGCAGCAAGTCACCATTGCGTTTCTCGAGTACATCGCCGACGTCAGGGTTGCGAGCGATAGTGCGGTGAACCGGAGGGCGCAGGTTGCCGCGAACGCGAAACGCAAGCAGGGCGCCGCGACGAAACGTATCGTCGCCGGCGCGAACCGTCGGCGCACCGCGTCGAGCTCGAGCCGCGCCGCGGGGCTGCTCGAGCCGGCGTTCGTGACCGTGCAGCCCGAGTATTTCGGCGCCGGCGAGGACCTCCTCTCGATAGCGGCGCGGGAGCTCGGCGACGCCGACCGGTGGGTTGAAATCGCCGAGCTCAACCAGCTACGCGACCCGCGCTCGATTACGCCCGGGCAAGTCTTGAGGCTGCCGTGAGCTCGCTTGCGCTCGCCCGCGACGTCGACGTCGGTTCGCTGCTCTTGCAAGCCGTCGGTGTCAAACTCGGACGCAAAGGCATCGTCAGGGTTGACCAGCGCGTCACCGACGGCAGCCTCGAGCGCACCATCGACGGCGCCTCAACGTTGACCTTGAACGTCGAGGACGCCGACCGCGCCTTGCTGCGCAGCGGCATGTTTAGCCGGCAAATGGATTTGCAGTTTGACGGCGAGTGGTGGCGGCTCGTGCAGGTCGCGAAAAGCGGCGACGGGCTCACCTTGACGTTCGAGGACCGCGCCGTCGCCTACCTGCGCGCGATCACCACGCCGCGCAAGGCGGCACGCTCGAGCATGACCCGCGCCGAATTTGCGTTGAGCATCGTGCGCGAGGTGAAACAGGGCGGCGGCATCCCGTTCGTCTCGCCCGACCTGCACACGGTGCAGCCCATCGAAAAGGCGAGCGACACCACGACGACGCCGACGACGGCACCGTCGGCGAGCACGAACCCGAGCGCCGCGGTGTCGCAGGGGATCGCCGCGAGCGCCGACGTCACCGTCAAAGGCGTCGCCGCGACCGCGTCGCAGCGCGGGTACGCGCAACGCGTCATGGACGTCGCGAGCTCGTTGAGCGCCGGCACCCGCGCAACCCTCGCGCTCTTGGAGGCGTGCACCGTCGAGTCGCTGTTCAGCAACCCGACGACACCGTCGGCGGACGGGTACGGGTCACGCGGCATCCTGCAGGTCCGCGACTCGACCGGCTCGAGCATGGGCATCACGAACACCGACGTCGAGCAGTGCGTGAACGCGTTCCTCACCCGCGGGTTCACCGGCGCCGGCGGCGCCATCACCCTCGCCGCCAAGAATCCGTCGTGGACCACCGGGCAGGTCGCGCAAGGCGTGCAAGGCTCCGCGTACCCCGGACGCTACGACCAATACCAAACCGAAGCCGAGAAATGGCTCGGCGCGTACGGCGGGATACCCGGCGGCGGCGCCTCGAGCGGCGGCACCGTCAACGTCTCGCAGTCGGTCAAAACGCTCCCCTACCAGTTCCAGCGCGGCACCACCGACGGCAGCACCCCACCCGAGGACTCATGGACCTGCCTGCAGCGACTGGCGAGCGAGGTGCAATGGCGCTGTTTCATGAGCGGCGGCGCGTTGTGGTTCGTGAGCGAAGCGACCTTGATGAAAAGCCGGCCGGTCGCGACGCTAAGCGAGCTCGTGCTCGGCGTCGACACGATTGATTTCGACGTCGACAACGGCAAGGCAAACAGCGAGGCGACCGTCACCGCGCGCATCCTCCGCACCTCGTTTGTGCCCGGCGCCGTCGTCGCGCTCAAAGACTGCGGCCCCGCCGACGGCAGGTGGCTCGTCAAGGACGTCACGCGCGGCGTGTTCGACCCCCTCGCCACGATCACGCTCAAACGCGAAACCGAGCCGCTGCCCGAGCCGGCAGCCGACACGACCACCGTCGGCGGCACCGGCTCGAGCGTGAACGGCGACAGTACGTTCACCCCCGGCACCGTGACCGGCGGCTCGCCGTTGGCGCAGGCGTGGTCGGCGGCGCAAGACATGGACGCGAAGCGCTACCCCTACGTGTGGGGCGGGGGCCACGCGCGCGCCGGCACCCCCGACCGCGGCACCGGACGCGACCCCGGCATCGGCTACGACTGCAGCGGCAGCACCTGCGCGGTCCTCGCCGCTGCGAGCATGGGATACGAGCTCGGCGGCCCCGTCGACGTGTCAGGGACCATCGCCGCGAAATGGGGGCACGAGGGACCCGGCAACGGCCTCACCGTCTACGCCAACGCCATCCACGTGTTCATGGTGTTTCACACCTCGAGCGGCGACCGCCATTTCGGCACTGGCAATTGGGGCAAGAGTTGGGGCGGTCCGGGGTTCAATCCCGAGCTCCACCCGACCGCCGGGTTCACCCCGAGGCACTGGCCGGGAACATGACCACCGATATCGCCGAGCTGTTCGTCAAGACGCCGGTACCGGTGACCGCCGTGAGCGCGGTGGTCGCGAACACCCCGGTTGACGTGAACGACGAGCTCTACGTCACCGTGTTCGCGTTCGACGGCGGCCGGCAAGTGTGGGGTCCGTGCCGGTGGGTGCCCGCGAACGGGCTGCCCGCGCGAGGCGACGACTGCTTGCTCGTGTTGACCGACGACGACGCGACGCCGTGGGCGCTCACCACCGCACCCGTGTATGGCACCGGCGACCCCGGACCCCCCGGCCCCGAAGGTCCCGCCGGCCCGCAGGGACCGCCCGGCGCGACCGGCGCGCAAGGCCCACCCGGACCGCAAGGCTCAACCGGCGCCACCGGCCCGCCCGGCGCGCAAGGACCCCCCGGCGCCACCGGCTCAACCGGCGCGCAAGGACCCCCCGGCGCCACCGGCCCGCAAGGACCCCCCGGCCCGCAAGGCAGCGTCGCCGTGTACGAACAAGCCGCCGAACCCATCAACGCGCCCCTCGGCGCCATCTGGATCACGAGCGACCCGCCCGCCACCGGCGTCGTCATCTACCCGCCGCTCATCTACGACGACTTGGTATGAGCCAACCCGAACAGACAACCGTTATCGACCCCGCCCGGCAGATCCGGGTGCGCACCTCGACCGGGTGGGCGAACCTCGTGATTCAAGGACCGCCCGGCTACCCCGACACCACCGGGCACGCCGGGCAGGTGCTGACCGTGCCGACCCCCGCCGGGCCGCCGATCTGGTCCTTCGTGGCCGGGCTCCCCGCCGGCGGCGCCCTCGGCACGGTGCTGACGAAAAAGAGCGCGGCGGACTTCGACACCGCGTGGAGCGTCGTGCAAGGCCTGCCCGCCGACACCGTCGTTCCGGCAGCAACCCGGATCATCGCGAACAAGCTGCTCGCGACCGACACGCAGAACGCGTGGAACGTGATGGGTGATGGGTCGATGCACTGGGGCGCGGGCGGCACGACCGCCGCGGACACGACGTTGCAGAGGCTTCCCGCTACCGGAGGCGGCTCGGTGATCCTGAACATGCCGAACGGCCTCTCGACCGGTGCGGCACAGGGCGTGTTCGGCTACAACGCGGTCGGCGCCGGAACCTATCAGGGGCCGGGCGGCACCTTCGGTTCCGTCAGAGCGACGACGTCCGGGTACGCGTTCAGCGCGGCCGTGCTCGGCGACACCGGCACCGTCCGCTGGAGCGTCGACCCAACCGGGAAACTGACGTGGGCGGACGGCACGATCACGAACCCCGACACGAACCTGTACCGGAACGCGGCAGGTTCGCTCGGCTCATCACCGATCATCGTTGACGCGAGCTCGACCGGCGCTTTCCGAGCGCAGCAAGCCGCCGGCAACACCGTCATCCGCAACAAGCTGCTCGAAACCGACGCGCAGTCGGCGTTCTACATCACGGGGACCGGTCAGCACTGGTGGGGGCCGGGAGGCGCGACCGCCCCGGACACCACGTTGCTCCGAGCCGGGCCTGCCCAGCTCCAAACCAACGAGCTGCTCGCTTACAGCGGCAGCGGTCAGGTGTACTCCGCGTTCCCGTCCTCAACGAGCGGGAACGTGTTTCGTTCCACGGTGAACGGTGAGGCGCTCGCGCGGTTCACGCTCTGGTGGGACGGGCGACACAACTGGGGGCCGGGCGGCTCAACCGCCACCGACACGAACCTGTACCGCTCGAGCGCCGGTCAACTCGGGACCGATGGCACATGGGTCTCGCTCGCCCCCTCAAGCGGTGCCACGGGGTTCTGGCGCTACTCCGTCGCCGCTAACGGGTGGTTCGGCATCTCGCAAGTGCAGGGCGAGGCCAACTACCGGTGGGGCGTCGATGTCGGCGGCCGGATGAACTGGGGGCCGGGCGGCTCAACAGCCGCAGACACGAACCTGTACCGCTACTTCGCGAACGCGCTTAGAACCGACGGCGGCCTCTACGTCGGCACCGGTGTTGTCGCGCTCGGCACCGGAGGCGGCACCGGGTTCTACTACAACCCGAACCCGGCAGGCGGATGGGCGGTCACGTCCACGGTCGCATCCGACGCCAACTCCATGTTCGCTCTCCGCTACGACGGGTTGATGCGTTGGGGGCCTGGCGGCGCGACAGCGTTTGACTGCAACTTGCAACGGAACGGGGCGAAACAGCTAATGGTCGGCGGCGGCGCCCTCCCGACAAGCCTGACGATCATGGCTGACAACACCGTGTGGCCGTTCGTCATGTACGACGCCGGGGCGGCGACGCAGCCGTACTTCCGCATCGAGAACACCGGGACGATGCGGTGGGGCGACAAGACGAACCCGGCCGACACAACCTTGTACCGCTCCAGTGCGAGTGTTCTGGCAACCGACGGGCAACTCACCGCAAGGAACGGCCAAGCCGGTATGCAGGTGATCATTGGAAACGCGGCCGGTAGGGGTGCAGGGTTGATCTTCGATACCTCGACCGACACCTACCTGTACCGCTCGGCGGCGAACACCCTCAAGACGGACGGGGCGATGCAAGCCGTGATCGGGTTCAACGCCGTGAACATGGGCGGCGCCGGGTACAGCGCGTACCAGGCGAGCGTGAGCGGCGACACGTCACCCCGGTTCATCGTCAACGCGAACGGCACTATCACTTGGGGGCCGGGGAACGCCGCAAATGACACGACGCTGTACCGGTGGGCGGCGGGTTTCCTTGGCACCCCGAACAGCTTCGGCGCGTTCATGGGCACGACCTCGCAACTGACGTTGCAGTCGTACAACAACGGCCCGATCATCTATTTCGGCAACGCGCAGGACACGAACCTGTACCGCAGCGCCGCGAACCAGCTACGCACCGGCGGCTCGCTCGTCGTTGACGGCCTCGTCACCCCCGCGTCATTGGGCGCCGGAGCTCGGGACGGCACCCGGTTCCTCCGTGACGACGGCACCTGGCAACTCGCGCCCGCCGCCGCCGGCGCCCTCCCATCCGACATCGCCATCGCGGCGGGCACCCGGATCATCCGGAACCTGCTTGTCGGCACCGACGCGCAACCCGGGTTCCAACTCAACGGTGACGGGAGGCATTTGTGGGGGCCGGGCGGCTCAACCGTGCCCGACACGAACCTGTACCGAAGGAGTGCCGCGATCGTTGGCACCGACAGTGCGTTCCAGGCTGGCGGGTCACTTGCCGCTCGGCTCGGAGCGTCTTCCCAGGTCGCACTCGGGGACATCGGCGGTGGCCTCGCGGGATTGACCTTCGGCTCCGCGAACGACACGAACCTGTACCGCCCAGCGGCGGGCTACCTCCGCACCGACACCAACTTCCAGGCCGGGAAGGGCATCGACGTTGACCAGGGCGGGACCGGGGCGCCGCTCCGTTTTGGCTCGGCGGGCGACACGAACCTCTACCGGAGAGTCGCGGGGCAGGTGATGACCGACGGCTACCTGATCGCCGGGAGCCAGGTCTATTCGTGCTTCACGAGCGCGAACGGGAACGGGTTTGTGTTCAACCCGACCTCGGCGGCCGGGAACGCGCTCGTGAGCGCGGTCCAGGGGGAGGCGCAGTGGCGCTTCTGGATCGATGTGGCCGGGACGATGCACTGGGGGCCGGGAGGCTCAACGGGCGCCGACACGGTCTTGAACCGGGGCGGTGCGGGCACTCTGGCGCTGCAGTCGAACTTCGTCGCCAGCGGCTACTACTCCGCGAACAACGGGAACGCGAGCACCCAGATCCTGCTCTGGAACGACGGCACGATCCGGCTTCGCGGCACCCCTGCCGACGTGATTATCCGTGGTGTCGCGGCGGGGCAACTCGCGACCGACCAGTGCTTCTCGGTCGGCCCCGGCACCAGGGGCGGGAACCAGGCGAACGAGTACACGATCGCGATCTACAAGAGCAACATCTCCGTGGTGCCGAACGTCGGCGGCGTCTTCGGAGTCCTGTACGTCGGCAGCGACAACCGGCTCTATTACGTCGACCCGACAGGCGTGCAAAGAGCCATCGGCTAAAGGAGGAGCATGAACATCAGCATCCAGATAAACCTCGCGGACGGCGACGAGACACCGACGATGTCGCCGGCCGAGATGCTTACCGCGCTCGGCGGCGACCCGACCAAAGACTCAATCGGTGTTTCTGTCACCGCCGGGCACACCCCGCCACCGACCGAGATAACCCCGGCAGCCCTGCCGCGCTAGGAGGTCAATCATGCAGGTGAACGCAACCGTCACGATCCAACCCGGCGACGCGTGGACGCTCACGCCCACCGAGGCCGCCGACGCGGTCCTCAAGGCGCTCGGCGGCGACGAGACAAAGGACACCGTCAACCTCAACGTCGTCGGCGCCGGCGTCGCCGGTGTGGACATCATCCCGACGATGTCGCCGGCGCCCTGATGTACCGCACGTACAAGTTCATGATTCTGCCGGTGCTCCAAGACGTCGACGACGACGGCAAGGTCACCGCCGAGGCGCAACCGGAGCAGCCCGACACGGTGTTCGGCATCGACGGGCTACTCGTGTACGCGCACGATTTCGAGGAGCGGCTCGCGACGCTCGTGGCGAGCTCGAACGGGTCGCCGAAAAGGGGCAGCGCGGTCGCGTGAGCAGCCTTAGCGACCCGTGGGCGCCGACGGAGGTGCCGCATTTCTCGCTGCCGTTCCGGTTCACCAACGCCGTCAGGGGCGGGCCTGCCGCTGCCGTGAACGAGCAGGACTCACTCGACGAAATCGCCGATTGCGTGTTCGCGGTGCTCGTGTGCCCCGCCGGGTTCCGCGTCGAGTTGCCGGCGTTCGGGTTGACCGACCCCACGTTCGCGGTGCCGGCCCCGGACCTCGACGAGATACGCGACACCGTCGAGGCGTGGGAACCCCGCGCCGCCTTGGTGCTCGACACCTACCCCGACCTCCTCGACGTGCTCATCGCGCACGTCGAGGTTGACGTGAGCGTGAGAACGGAGGAGTGAGATGAGCTCATACATACCCGTGCCCGTCGACACCGACCCCGTCGACCTCGCAAACGAGGCGTTCGACTACATCGCCGGCAAGGTGCCGAACTGGACGCCGGCGAACGGCAACCTCGAGGCGTGGCTCGTCGAATCGCTCGCGCAAATCGCCGGCGAGCTCCGCACGCTCACCGCATTGGTGCCCGACTCGATATTCGCCTATTTCGGCGCGAGCATCTTGGGGCTACCACCGTTCGCTGCCGTGCAGGCGACCGCGGTAACCGACTGGACCGCGACCGATACGGCCGGGTACACGGTGCCGGCGGGCACCGTGATCGCGGTGACGCCGCCGGCGAGCTCGACCGGGTACGCGTTCGCCGTCGACGCGGCGTTCACGATTCCTGCCGGCTCATCGACGGCGACCGGTGTTGTCTCGCGTGCGCTGCAGGCGGGCAGTGAGGCAAGCGGCGTGACCGGCGCCGTCACCGTCATCGACCAACTGACATTTGTGAAAACGGTCACGCTCGACGGCGCGACGAGCGGCGGGCAGGACGCCGAAACGACCGCCGCGTACCTCGCACGGCTCTCGGCGCTGCTCACGCTGCTCTCGCCGCGGCCCATCCTCCCCCAAGACTTCGCGGTGCTCGCGCAACGGCAGGTCGCCGGCGTCGCGAGGGCCACCGCCATCGACCTCTACAACCCCGGCCCACCACCGGCGACGAACGTGCCACGGTGCGTCACCGTCGCCGTGTGCGACTCCGACGGGCAGCCGGTCGCGCCCACGGTGAAACAAGAGGTCGACGACCTCTTGCAAGCCGCGCGCGAGGTCAACTTCCTCGTGTTCGTCGTTGACCCCACCTACACCACCGTTGACGTGACGTTCGCCGCGACCTCGTTTCCGGGGTGGGACCCCGCCGACGTGCAGGCACGCGCGATCACCGCGGTGCGGAACTACCTTGACCCCGGCTCGTGGGGGGTGCCGCCGTTCGGCGACACCTCCGGGCGCTCGTGGCTCAACGCGACCGTGGTGCGGCATAACGAGCTCATCGCGCTCATCGACCGCGTCGACGGCGTCGATTTCGTCAACACCGTCACCCTCGCCGCTTCCGGCGGCGCCTTGGGCACCGCCGACGTCACGCTCGCCGGTGTCGCGCCGATGCCCAAGGCCGGGACCATCAACGGCACGGTGACCGCGGAAACATGAACGTCGTCCACGCGATACCGCACCTGCGCCGCGCCGTCGAGTACGACCTGCCGGCGCCACCCGTGGAGCTCACGCCTGACACGTTCGCGGCGCGGCTCTACGGCATGCTCGCGCCGCTCGCGCAAACCGACCCCGATAACGCGTGGGCGCTGCTCATCTTGTGCAACGCGATTGGCACCGCGTTCCAGTTGCCGGAGGATTGGGCGCGCGACACCACCGACGGGCCCGGATGGTCGCCATTGATGGACCTGAACCGGTGCCCCGACGAGGCGCTGCCGTGGCTCGGGCAGTTCGTCGGCGTCAGAACCCTCCCCGGCTCGAGCCCCGACGACATGCGAGCTCGCATCGCCTCAACCGACGGGTTCAGGCGCGGCACCCGCGCCGCGATCTACGGCGCCGCCTACTCGACACTCACCGGGAACCGCTCCGTCTACATATGGGAGCGCGACCACGACCCCGCCGACACCCCGAACTACGCCTACTACTTGACGGTGATGACGTTCACCGACCAAACCCCCGACCCGGCCGCGACGCTCCGCGGGATTCTCTCGCAGAAACCCGCCGGCTTGGTGCTCAACTACCAAACCCAAGACGGTCAGAGCTACCAAATGGTCAAAGACCGGTTCAACACCTACCAGGACGTCTACAACGCGTACCCCGACTACCGCACGATGTCGCACGACGAACCCGGCGTCGCGCCGACCGAGGAGGCCGCCTAATGCCGACTACACCGATTCACGCGCTGCCGTACCCGCAACTCTCGGACCGCGCCGACGTGCCGCACGACATTGGTGCGCTCGCGAACGCCGTTGACCCGCTGCTCGTGACGCCGTCGACGGTGCAGCTTCGCTCCGAAAAGAACCAACCGAACGGGTACGCCGGGCTCGACGGCGGCGGCCTCATCGTCGCGTCGCAAATCCCAAGCCTGTCGAACCTGTACCAGTTGATTTCGCAGAAAGGGCAGGCGAACGGGTACGCGAGCCTCGACGCGTCCGGCAGGGTGCCGGCGGCGCAGCTACCCCCAACCGGACCCCGGATCGCGTACGGCACCGCGACAGGACTCTCAATCACCGCCGACTACGGCGGCGCGCAATACACAATCGGGTTCGGGATCACGTTCGCGGCGGTGCCGGTCGTGGTCGTTACCCCGAACATCGGGCAGTCGACATATTGGGACGGCTACCACGTCGAGGTGCGTTCGACGGGAACCACGACGTTCGACGTGTACGTCGCAAGGAACCTCACCGGCGCCGGCACGGTCGCCGCCGTGAACTGGCACGCAATCGCATCGTCGTAAACGACGGAGGGAGGTGACATGAGCGAAACGAGCGAGCCGGTTGAGCCGACGACGCCGAGCGGCGCACCCGTTGACCCGGTCGAGCCGGACCCCGAGGAGGAGGACGGCGACGAGGACGGCGACGAGGACGAGGACGACAAGAGCGCGTAGGAAAGAGGTGAGGGGGCCGAGCCTGCGGCAACCCGACCCCCCGGTTTCTGCGGCGTCCCGACCTTAGCGCGAAAGGGGTGCCGTAGGTGGCAAACGAATGGTCGACCAAGCCGTACAAAGGCGGGAAGATGGTTGCGGTGAAAGGGTTCCCGCGCCCGCTGTACCCGCCCGACGTCAAGGGGCACACGCCGTCGAGCGACGGTCCTGACGTCGAGGCATACAAGCGCACGGTGAGCCGCGCCGGCCGCTGGCCGTGGCAAACGTTCGACCGCGCGTACTCAAACTCGTTCGCGCACGGCAAGGCGGGCGGCGACGTCGGCTCGAGCGGTGTCGCCGGCGTGCAGCGGCAGCAAAACCTCGACCCCACCGGCTACATCGGCGAAAAAACGTTCAACACCTTGCGCTCGATACGCGTGCCCGAGGGCAAACCGCACGCCGGCGAAATGGCGATGGACCAGACTGCCGCGAAACTCATCGACCAAGCCTACGACCTGTTCAAGGCGGCGCCGCCGGCGCCGAGCAAGCCGGGGCCGCTCACCCGCAAGGCGATGCCGTCGCCGAACTACTCGAGCCGCGGCGGCGCCTCGGTGCGCCTCATCGTGCTCCATACCGCGGAGGGCGCCACGACCATCGAGTCGCTCGGGTCGTTTTTCGCGAGCTCGAGCTCGGGCGTGTCGTCGCACACCGGTATCGACGACAAACCCGGCGTGATCGGCGAGTACGTGAAACGCGACGGCAAGGCGTGGACCTCGGCAGGCGCGAACCCGGTAGCCGTGCAAACGGAATTGTGCGCTTTCGCGAAGTGGAGCTCGAGCGAGTGGCAGCGCCACCCCGACATGCTCGAGAACGTCGCGCGGTGGATCGCCGAGGAAGCGAAAGCGTTCGCCATCCCCATCACCAAGCTAACGGCGTCGCAGGCGCAAGGCTCGGGGCGCGGCGTGTGCCAACACGCCGACCTCGGGAGTTGGGGCGGAGGGCATTGGGATTGTGGGGGCTCGTTCCCCATCGACCAGGTCATCAAGCGAGCAAAGGAGTTGTCATGAGCGAACCCGAGCCCCCCGAACCGGAGTGGCCCGAGCCGCAACCCGAACCCGAAAGCGAGCCGGCCGAGCCGTGGGCGCACCCCGACGCACCCGACCAACCCGACGCAGGCGACGACGAGTGACGGGTGAGCCCGGACCAACTCGCCGCCATCGGGGCGTTTCTGTCGGGGGTCGGCAGCGTGGTTAGCGCGTGGCTCGGCATCCGCTTCGAGCGCAAACGCGGACTCGAGGAATGCGCACGCCGGCTTGACGCGCTCCGCGAAGGTCTCCACCTTGAACACGAACTAGAGGAGGACCGACGGTCGGAGCACTCAAACCCATAGCCTTGGTCGCCGCGGCGGTCGCGCTCGCCGGCGGCGCCGGGTTCCTCACCTCGCAAGCCGTCAACGGTGCGAGCACGCCGGCGCGAACCGTGACCGTCAACGTCGGCACCGGACCGCAAGGCGCGACCGGCCCGGCTGGTCCGGTTGGGCCACCCGGGCCACCCGGACCACCCGGCGCCGTCACCTGCCCCAACGGGTTCAGCGCCGGCGAGCTCGTGCTCGAACACCAAGACGGCGAAACCGCGATATGGACCTGCCTGAAGGATTGACATGAACCGCTCCTACTCGCTCGTCGCGCTCATCCTCGCCGCCGGCGTCGCTATCGCCTTGGTCGCGCTCGCGATTGGTGCCGCCTACACCGAGGCGGGCGGCGGCACCGGCAACCTCTCGACCGAATCGTCGACGCTGCTATCGACGGCGCTCGGCGCTGCTATCGGCGCCATCGCCACCTACCTCGGTGGGCGCATCATCAACGACACCCCGCCGAGCTCGCCGCCCGAGCTCGAGCCGCCGCCCGAGCCGACCTCCGAGTACCCGACCGTCGAACTGCCGCCGCGCTAACAGCGGCGGCGCCGCTGCCTTGCGTGCGCCGTCCACGTTTGCACCGTCGAGGCGCCGACGCCGAGCGCGTCCGCGATCCCCCGCGCCGAGCAGCCGTCCTCGCGCAACCCGAGCACGAAATCCTCGAGCCGCTCGTCATAGGTGCTCGCGTAGCTATGCGCGCGCCCGCGCACCTCGAGCACGAGGCGCACGTATTTGAGCTCAAGGCCGGTGAGGGGTCGGCCGGGCTTGCGGCCACCGGGCATCGCGTCGGACGGTAGTGGCGTCTCGGGCACGGTAACGTGCCGAGCATCGCACGTTTCTGGGCGGCGCGGCAAGAAAGTCGCCGCATTTTGCGACATCGGCGTCAGCACCGCCCGCCCCAAATGGTTGCGGCGTCGCTAGCATCGCGCGCGGCAGCACCCTCTCTCGCTTACCGCCCAAGCCGCCTTGCGGCAGGGAGGACTTAGACGGATGAACGAGAGAGGAAAATGCGTGAGGCGGTTGGCGACCTCTCGCGGCTATGTCATGGCGGGGCGGTCGCTCAATACCCCTGCGAGAGAGGTGAGCCACCGCCCCGCCGCCATCAAAGTTTGCACGATGCAAGGTCTAGTAAGTAGACATGCTTGCCGCAACGTGCGGGTAGCGGTTCGTTTGCCCGGGACGAAAACGCCGCAAAATGCGCGAAGTTTCACGTGGCACCTTATGGCGTACCCTGTCGCGTCGGTGCGCCACAGGTCGCGCGGTGGCGCGCCGTGGCGCGTGGGTGCGCTCACGGGGGATGCGCTAGAAGGGGCGCCGAGGTGATCGCGATGCCACACCACGACCCGCTCGAGCTCTACACAATCGCGCAGGTGGTCGAGTTGTCGAAGCAGTCGCGCCGCACGATCACTCGCCTTATCAAGGTCGGCCGCAGCGACGACCCCGCCATCGCGGCGCGAGGGATACGCAGCGTCAAACTTGGTCGCTCGACACGGATACCCCGCACCGAGCTCGAGCGGTACCTCGCCGGCGACGAGCCCGGTTACGATGACACCGAGAACCCCGACCACTAGCAGGAGGTTTCAGGTGTCCACTAGCACCGACCCCGTCCGGCTCGCCGGCGTCGACGTCCAACCCGGCCGCCGCCCACGGGTCCGCAAGGTGTTCCCCGCGCCGTACGGGCGCGTCAGCGAATATTTCGACACGCTCGCGCAGGCGAACCGGCGCGCGCTCGAGCTCGACGAGCGCTTGGAGCTCGGCTTGCCACCCACCGACGTCGCCGGCGACCCGCCACTCAAGGACGCAGCCGGCGCGCTCATGACACGCAAACGCGTCACCGGCACCCGACGCAAACTCACCCGCGGCGGCGAGGCGCATTGGGAACGGCTACTCGAGCCGTGGCTCGAGGGACCGTTCGCCGACACCCCGCTATCGCTCCTGCGGCGCGCGCCGCTCGAGGACCACCTACTTACCGTCGCGACACGCACGCCCGATAAGGCGCGCAAGATACGGCAAGGGCTGCTCGCGACGTTGAACTACGCCGCCGACCGCGGCCACACGTTCGACCTCGCGATCATGCGCATCCCGCCCATCATCGTCGAGGCGCGCGAACGTGTCGCGCTCACCCCGTTCGAGCTCGACTACCTCGTGCCGCGGGTGCCCGCCATCGGCCGGCGGCTCGTGCTCTTTCAAGCGACCGTCGGCAACAGGATCGACGAACTGTTCGGCGCCGAACCCGCGCACCTCGAGCTCGACGCAGACACGCCCACCATGTTTGTGCCGCGCACCAACTGCAAAGAGCGCCGCGACAAGCGCATACCGCTCACCCCCGAAGAGGTCGCCTTGGCGCGCGAGCAACTCGGCGGGCTGCACGCCGTGACGAGCTCGCCGACGAGCGGCTGCCCGACGACGATGCCCGGCGCGCCGCGCGTGTTCATGACCGCCGGCGTTCAGGTCTACCCCACCGGCACCGTCAGGCGCACCAAGCAAGGGCCGGTGCCGTGGCGGCACACGCAATACGACCGGCTCGTGTGGCAGCCCGGCGTCAGCGCCGCCGCCGACGATTGGCGTGCCGACAACGGGCTCGGACCGACGGACCCAACGCCGTTCGAGTGGTACGTCGACCCGCTCGAGGCGCCCCCGGACGGGCGCCGGCGAAACGACGACGGCAGGCGCACCATCACCACCCACGACCTGCGCGCGACCGCGGTGACGTTCATGCGTGACCTCGGCATCGACCGCGACGTCGCCGCGGCACGCATCGGGCACCACGACCGCGGCGAGCTCATAGACGCCGTGTACGACCAAGGTGACCGCACCCGACGCGTTGGTCGCGCCCTCGCCGACGCGGCGCCCCTGGGGCTCCGTGCGGCGCTAGGGGCGGCGTCATGAGGCTGCCGGGCTACTGCTACCACTGCGGCACCGTCGGCCGCGTGGTCACCGTCGATGGCGGGCGCGGCATGATCGCGCTCGCCATTGCACGGGTGGCCGAAGGTATCTGCGACCAGTGCGCCGACAAGATTGAGCACGAACGCGAGCACCGGCGAACGCACCCGTGGATCGAACCGCGCAAGGGGTGCAGGTGAGCGACCCGCGTTACTACCCGGCCAGCGATCACGTGAATTGGGAACCGCTACACCGTGCGCTCAACCGCGCGGACTGCGACGGTTGGATGTTCATGGAGGCCGACTCCGAGTGCTTCTATTACAAGCACCAATCCACTCGCGCCTACCTGATTGTGCGTGCCAACGGGTCAATCGTCGCCGACGAACGCACCGGCGACGAGGAGTCTTGCTGACGTGAGCGACCTGCGCACCGTGTGGCGTATCCGCGGGATCGCCGGGCGCGCCGGGCTCGACGTCGAGCTCGTCGTCGACTCGAGCGCCGCCGTCGTCGTCGAGGCGATTGAGCGTGCCGCGCTCGCGCATGGCATCGCGCTCGAGCGCGTGACGCAACCCCGCGTAATAGAGCCGGCGCGCCGCGGGTCCACTAGATCCCGAGGCGGCACCGGCTCGTCCGGAAAGGGTACGACATGAGCCGTGGTCCCCGCGTGGTCCCCGCGAAACAGGGGGAACCGGCGCAAACGCAGTGGTCATGCGGGTTAGAGCCTAAGAGCGGTATGGTACCCGTCGACTTACCACCCTCCTGCGCCATAGGGCGCCATGAGGCGCCACGGGATGCCAAAAGAGCCGCAAATGCGGCTCTTTTCACGTCTACGTGGCGCGTCGTGGCGCACGGTGGCGCACGGTGGCGCAACCCCCGTTTTGGTGCCCCGTGGTCCCCGCGTGGTCCCCGATGAGCATCGACCACGACCGGCAACTCTCGTTCATGCCGGACCCGAACGAGCCCCGCCCCGGACGATTCCACCGCGACGGCCACGACACCGAGCGGACCGCGGCAGCGCTTGTCGCGCCGCGCTCCGGCTCGCAACGCGCCCGCGTGCTCGACGTGCTCCGCAAAGTCGGCGAGCTCGGCGCGACCGATTACGAGCTCTGGGCGCACTGGGGAATCGGCGCCCGGCCCCATGTGCCGGGAACACGCCGCGAGGAGCTCATCGCCGACGGCTGGCCGATCATCGCGAGCGCTCGCCGGCGACCAACCGACACCGGCACCCCCGCGATTGTGTGGGTCCTGCAGTGACCGCGGTGGTGCTCGGGCTGCTCGTCGCCGGCGCCGCGCTCGTGCTCGCCTACGGCGTCGTGTGGCTCCGCTGGCGTGTACGCGACCGCCGCCGCCGCCGCAACCGGCTCGAGGCGCGCCGCCGCGCCCGTGACGAGCTCGAGCGAGCCCTGTACGCGCACGTACGGGTGGTCAGGTGACGACCGGCATGTATGTCGCGCTCGCCGTGTGCGCCGTGCTCCTGCTCGCGACCGCGGTGAGGCGCCGGTGAGCCGGCAGGTGATCGGCACCGATTTCGTGCTCTACACCGGCGAGGTGCTCGACATGCTCGCCGAGCTCCGCGACGAGTCCGTCGATTGCGTCGTCACGTCGCCGCCGTATTGGGGTTTGCGTGACTACGGCACCGGCGAGTGGGAGGGCGGCGACGGGTTCTGCGAGCACGCACCATCGAACGGCGCGCAAGGCGAAAGCGGGCAGCGCTCGACCCGTTCGTTCACGGGCGCGACCCCGCAACGCGACACCTGCACACGGTGCGGCGCGGTGCGGGTGGACCGGCAGCTAGGGCTCGAGGCCTCGCCCGACCGGTACGTCGAGCGGATGGTCGAGGTGTTCGCCGAGATACGGCGGGTCTTGGCGCCGCACGGCACCGTGTGGCTCAACATCGGCTCGACCTACATAAGCGAGGACGGCTACCCGCTCGCGCCGACCGATGCCGCTTGGCTCGCCGGGCTCATCGACGGCGAGGGGTGCATTCAGATACATCGGCAGCGACGCGCCGCCGGCACCTGCGATGCGTTCCAACTGGACCTGAGCGTGGGGATGATGACGCGCGAGGCGGTTGAGCGCGCACATGCGATTACCGGGCTCGGCTCTTGCCACCAACAGAACCGCGGCGTCTGGGATTGGTCGGTCCGCGGTCGGCAAACGAGCGAGTTACTCCGCGCGCTCTATCCGTTTCTCGTCACGAAACGGCGGCAGGCGGCGCTCGGAATCATGTTGCTCGACGATATCGCCGCTCGGCGTGGCCACCGCGTAAGGCCATTGTCCGACGACGCTATCGCCTATCGCGAGGCGCTCAAGCGGTCCGTGTCGGCGTGCAATCAGCGCGACGAACCCGAGGTGACACCGCGCGAGCCACGGCCGGTCGCGCTCGCGCTCAAGGCTAAGGACGATGCGCTCATTCCCGCGCGGCTTGCCCTCGCGCTCCAAGCCGCCGGGTGGTACCTCCGTGCCGACGTCATTTGGAGCAAGCCGAACCCGATGCCCGAGTCGGTGACCGACCGCCCGACCAAGGCGCACGAGTACGTGTTCATGCTCACCAAGCGCGGCCGCTACACGTTCGACCAGGACGCGGTCGCCGAGCCGGCGGTCGAGGGCACCGACCTCGGTTTGCTGCGCAGCCGCAAGGCAGTCGACGGGCAAGGACCGACCGACCGCGCGTCAATCGACAAGCGGCTCGACGCCGGCATCGACTCGCGGAACGGCAACCCGTCGGCGACGCGGAACGTGCGCACCGTGTGGACGATCCCGACGGCGCCGTACGCGGAGGCGCATTTCGCCACGTACCCGCCCGAGCTCGTGCGCCGCTGCCTGCGCGCCGGCTGCCCTCGCTACGTGTGCCGAGTCTGCGGCCGGCCACGTGAACGCATCGTCGAGCGCACCCCCGCAACCCCCACCATCACCCCCACCCTCGCAGCCGGCGAGGTCCGCCCACGCCGCGCCGGGTTCTACGACGCCGACTCGCGCACCATCGGGTGGACCGACTGCGGACACAACCAATGGCGCCGCGGCGTGGTGCTCGACCCGTTCATCGGCTCGGGCACGACCGCGCTCGTGGCGCGCGAGCTCGAGCTCAATTGCGTCGGCATCGAGCTCAACCCCATCTACGCGGCACTGACGGCGAAACGCCTGCAGCAACTCTCGCTCTTGAGTCTGCTACCGCCAGAACCCGAGGCGGTGGCATGAACCCCGCGCGGCGAGCCCGGCCCGACCTAAGCCGGCGATGCCCGTGTCCCTCCCCCGTCGCCGGTGGAGTATCGGCAGCCTCGAGACTCGGCGTTGACGCGCTCGAGGCCTCGCCGCGCGGGTGCCCCGTCACCGAGCAAGGAGGACGTCATCCGCTCCCGCCTACTCATCGCCGCGGCGGCGCTCGCCGCGATCACGCTGCCCACGGGTGGCGCCACAAGACCACTCGACCCGACGCCGGCGAGAACACCGACGTTCGTCTCGAGACTCGTGTTCGTCACCACCTATCAGGGCCGCACCGCGAAACAGTGGGCCGCCCGCTACCGGCGCCGCACCCGGCAGTTGCAACACGAGCGTGCGCACCTGCGCCGACACTGGCAGCCGACCGTCACCTACGCGCTCACCCTCGCGAGCTCGGCGACCGGGGTGCCGTACTCGCAGCTTTACGCGGTCGCGTGGTGCGAGTCGCGGTTCGACCCCTACGCCACCAACGGCCGCTACCAAGGGCTGTTTCAACTCGGTTGGTCGCCGTATGGCATGTCGCCGTTCGACCCGGTCGCGAACGCGTTGAGCGCCGCGCAAACAGTTGTCCGCGACGGCGGATGGCGCGAATGGACCTGCCAACCGTAGGTGCGTCATGAGGCGGCTGCCCGTGTGGCTCGCCAAAGGCGGCCCCAAGGTGTCAACGCTCGCCTACCAAATCGTGTGCACCGCCTACGGCGACCCACCCACGCCGCCACCGCCCGGCGTGCCGCTCACCCTCGACACCCGCACCTACGCCCGCCCCGCCCGCGTCGTCGCCTACCTCTGCGACCACCTCGACGCCGACGAATACGACGTACTCGTCGCCCTCGGCGAGCTCGAACGCGTCGGCGTCCCCATGAAACCGAAAGGACCCGGATGAGCAGCAACGGCAAGCCGCGCTCACGACGCAGCGGCCACACCTACTACATCGACGACCTCAGGGTGCCCATGTCGATAACCGGGGTGCTCAACAAGGGCTACCCGAAACCCGCATTGGTCGACGCCGCCGCGAAAGAATCCGCGCGCTACGTGCTCAACCGCTGGGACGAGCTCCAAGAGCTCGAACCATCCGAACGGTTCGACCGCGTGCTCGCAGCGCGACACGAGGTTTGGGGCGCCGGCAAAACCCGCGGCACCGTCATCCACAAGTACGCGCACCGGATGGCACCACCACCGTTCGGCGAGGGCGCCGACCTCGAGATACCCGACGAGTACATCGGCCACGTCGACGCGTACCTCAAATTCGTCGCCGACTGGCAGCCGCGCGAGCTCGCCGTCGAACGCCCCGTCTACTCGCGCACGCACGGGTACGCCGGCACCCCCGACCTGCTCGCCGAGCTCGTCGACGGGCAAGTGTGGCTCCTCGACTGGAAAACAACCGCGTCAGGCGTGTGGCCCGAAAACGCGTTGCAACTCGCGGCGGCACGGTTCGCCGAGTACGTCGTCGAGCCGGACGGCACCGAGGTGCCATTGGCCGACGCGTTCCCCCCGATTGAGGCAACCGGCATCGTGTGGCTGCGCGCCGACGGGTACGACCTCCACCCCGTCGAGGCAGGCGAGGACGCGTTCGACACGTTCCTCGCCGTGCTCGACGTCGCGCGCTACATCGGCGCCGACCGCGACGAGGTCATCGGTGACGCCCTCCTCCCTCCCGAAAGGACGCATGCCGACCATCCGTTCTAACCACCCGTTCCGCCCCACCTGCCCGCACTGCGGCAAACGCTGCCGGCCCGACGCGACCCGGTGCCCCGACGACGGCACGTGGCTCATGTACGACCCGCCGGCCCGCTACTTCGCCGACCGCGCGCCCCACGACCCATCGCTCGCCGAGCGGCTCAAGACCTACGACACCAACATCGCCCAACTGAAAGACGAGGAGGCCGCATGACACTCGTGCAATACGACCGCACCAACACGCCGGCGCGGTCACGCTCGTCGATGTTCAACGCCGAATGGCTCCTCGACCCCGCCGAAATCGCGCAACGCATCGGCGGCACCGATTTCGTGCCCAAGGCGCTACGCAACAACCCCGCCGCGATCACCGCCGCACTGCTCTACGGCGCCGAGGTCGGACTCGGACCCATGCAGTCGCTCGCGAAAATTCACGTCCTCGACGGGCGCCCCTCGATGGCAGCCGAGGCGCAACGCGCCCTCATCCTCGGCGCCGGGCACGAGCTCGTCGTCGAGGAATCAACCAACACCCGGTGCACCATCGCCGGCAGGCGCCGCGACAGCGACGCGTTGAGCCGCGTCACATGGACCTTGGACGACGCGAAACGCGCGAAGATCGCCGGTCGGCCGGCGTGGCAGGCATACCCGCGCGCCATGCTCCTCGCTCGCGCCAGTGCGGAGCTCGCGCGCGCGATCTTCGCCGACGTTATCGGCGGGATCGCCGCCACCGAGGAGGTCGACGACGTCGACGCCGAGCTCGAGCTCGAGCCGGTCGAGGCGCCCAAGGCGGCCAAGCCGCCGGCGTCACGGCGGCGTAAGCGCACGGCGGTCACCGCCGGCAGTAGCGGCCCGAGCTCGGCACCCCCTACACCCGAGCCGCCGCCGGCGGCGGATGACCCTACCCCCGAACCCGGACAACCCGACACGCCCGCGGCGCCCGACATGCCTAACCAAGCGCAACTCAACCTCATGTTCGCGCTCATGAACGAGAAAGGCATAACCGACCGCGCCGCCATGCACGCCTACGCCGAACAAACCGTCGGCAGGCCGGTCGCGACGTCGAAAGAGCTCACCGCGCTCGACGTGTCGCGGATCATCGAGGCGCTCAAGGCCGAGCCTGACGCGGCGCTGCCGGCGAACGAGCAAGCCGTCGTCGACGAGCTCGCCGCGCGCCTCGACGCGACCCCCGACGAACCGGCGCAAACCGAGCACCCCGACCCGCCCGCCGACGAACCCGACAGGCAGCAGCCGCTCGAGTACGGCGAATTCCCCGAGGGCTACTAGGTGCGCACGACCACGAGGTGCGTGTACTGCGGCGCCCGGCTCGCCCGCCACGCACGGCTCGCCTGCCGCGCGCACCGCGACCTCCCCGCCTTAGACCCGCACTACTGCCGGCAGGTGCGCGAACCCACCACCGAGCATTGGGTGCCGGCCGCCATCGGCGAGCACGTCGAGCAGGTACTCGAGCGACTCATCGACCTTAGGAGGGCAGCGTAAATGAGCGACGACGAACGGTGGCTCGTCATCCCCTCGTGGCACCGGTTCCAGCACTACGGCGACCGCACGCCCCCGTGGATCAAGGTCTACACCGAGCTCAACTCAAGACCCGAGTGGCTCGAATTGCCACTCTCCCAAAGGGGGCTATTAGTGACCCTATGGCTCGAATATGCGCGCGCGCGATACCGATTAGACGGCAAACGTATCAGGGCTATCACGGGGCTAAGGAACGTCTATCAATCGACGAAACCGTTAGTTGATGCGGGTTTCGTCGAGTGGAGTGCTAGCGCGCCGCTAGCTAAGACTTTAGGAGATAACAAAGGACCCCAACCCGACGCTAGCGCGCCCGAACCAAAACCCCCAACCCCGCGCACGTCGAACGGCGAGCTCGAACCCGCCGGCGTCACCGTCGACCAGCGCATGCTCGAGCTCGCACGCGGATGGCTCAAAGACCACGGCGCTCCCGCCACCACCACCGACGACGACGACGAGCCGTGGTTTTGAAGATCGCGACCGACACGGCCGCGATGATGCCAGCGACGGGCGCGAGCCGAAGCCCCGGCGCGCGCCCCGCTGGCTATCTGACTCTACGACCCAAGCGGCACCTGTCGACCGGGTGGCTCATACAGATCGCACGAGTGAAAGAACGCGCAGACGCGAAGCCACTCATCCCACCGTTTGCGGTTTTTCTTTCGGTTGCAGGTGAAGCATTGAGCGTGAATGTCGTCAGCAAGCAGGTAGCCGCGCTCCTCCACGGCGACGGGGTCTTTGATGTCGCCAGTGACGTCGTGAGGGCCGGGGGCGAACGCCGTGTTGCAACCGCCGTGTCGCCAGTCTGGACACGTCCCGCGTGCCCTAGCGTCCTTGAACAGTCTCGTCATGAAATCAAGAGTGACCCCGTGGAGTTCGAATCGGTAGCGGGCCTCGGCAGAGGTGCAGCCCCATGCTTTCGCAAACTTCCGCGCCTCATCACTAAGCCACGCTCGGGCCTTTGCCACATCGCCATCCTCGACGCTGTCGAGATAGTTGCGCCGCGTCTGCTCGCAGCGGGAGCACATCGCCCGGTTGTAAGAAATGCGCGATGTATCTCGCATTTCTCTAGACGTCTCTCGCCAAGCTACATCCGTCCACTCCGCGGCGACCGGATGACCAAACTCGCAGTTGTCGCCGGGCACCCCGGACCCGGAACACCAGCGTTCACCCTCGAGCGCAAGCGTCGGGTCTGTCACCTGGCGACTCGGAATCGACGTGAGTTCGAACAGCGTGAGTGGCTCGGGCTCGTGGGCGCTCATAGCGGATTCCGTTCAAGCCCGAACGGATCGCGAATGTTACCAACGGACGCGGCATGACCGAGGTCGCGTTCACCGTCGCCGGCACCCCCGTCGCGCAAGGCTCGCTCCGCTCGCTCGGCAAAGGACGCCCCACCATCGCCGGCAACCGCGACCAGTTGGTGCCGTGGCGCAACGCCGTCGCCGCCGAGGCCGCGATGGTCATGCCACCGCGCCCGCTCACCGGTCCGCTCGAGCTCGACGTCACGTTCGTGTTCGGCCGCCCCAAGGCGCATTACGGCAGCGGACGCAACCACGGCGTGCTCAAGCCGTCGGCGCCGATGTTCTGCGACAAACGCCCCGACCTCGACAAGTTGGTGCGCGCCATCGGTGACGCGCTCACCGGCGTCTTGGTGGTCGATGACGCGCAGTTCGTCGAGCTCCACGCGCGCAAGCACTACGGCGCCCCCGCCGCACACGTCGTCGTCAGGCAGGCAGGCTCATGAGGCGCCTACCCGCGTACATCGGCGGCGGCCCCACGGTCAGCGAGCTCGCCTACCAAATCGTGTGCGTGTGGCTCGACCCCACGCCACGCCCGAACATCCCCGCCATCGACTACCTCGCCGCCAAGTTCGACGTCGACGAGGCCGACGTGCTCCGCGCACTGGCCGAGCTCGAACGCGTCGGCGTGCTCGAGGTGCAGCGGTGAGCGCGTGCCGCTCGTGCGGCGCCTCGGTGCGTTGGGTGCTCACCGAGCACGACCGCCGGATGCCGCTCGACGCCGACCCCTACATCGGCCACGACCCGCGAGGGCTGTTCGTGCTCCGCGAACGAGGCACCCGCGCGCTCGCGACCACACCGGACGCGTTCACCGACGAACCCCTCTACCGCTCGCATTTCGTCACCTGCCCCCAGCGCGACACGTGGCGCCGCAACCGTGCCGGCTAGTCAGCGGTGAATGAGGTCACGAACGCGACCATGGGAACGACCGATCAGCGCCGCGATTTCGCGCAGGCTGGCGCCGTTAGCCGATGCCTGCTTGATCGCTTGCTCGAGCACGGCGAGCGATCTGTCCCAGCGTTCGCGTGCGAGGCGCTCCGAACGGGCCGCCCGCAGAAGCGCGGCCCGATCGGATGGTGTCGGCTCGCGCCGCTTCATGACGGCCGGCCTTGCTTGCGACTGAGACGGGCGATGAGGTAGCGGCGCTCGTCGTTGTTCGCGAGCCCGGCGAGAATCTCATCGCTGAGCCGGTCGAGCTCGCGGCGCCGCTTGGCCGGGAGCGGCTCAGGCCGCGCGGCACGACGAGCACGCGCCCGCGACTGTTTCGGGATCGCTGACTTCAGAGTCCCCATGGGGAGGCTGGCACCATGGCCGGGAGCGCGTGCCCAACCGAGTCGTTGCGCCTCCTCGACGAGCGACGTGCCGGGCGAACGGTAGGCGGCCGACGCCTCCGCGAGCGTGCGCCGCCGCTCCGCGTTCGCCTGCGTATCCATCATCGGCGCCAACTGCCCGCCCTTACGCGACCACGCAATCACGCGCGAGACGTCCGCGAACGGCAATCCGCACGCGATCAGGAAGTAATCAAACTCCGACTCGCGCCACTGTTGGCGGCCGAGCGCGGTCGTGTAGTCGCGCCACGCGTCGGAGGCGGCCATCTCTGAGATGACGTCGACGAGCTCGGCGGTGCGAGTGAGGTTGGTCGCCCGCGAGATAAACGAGCTCACTTCGCGGCCGTGGTTGTCGAGTGGTTCAGGCATCGGCGCCGCCCGCCTCCCGTGTGAAGCTCCCGCGTGGCGGGGTTGTGCCGCTCTCGCGGCAGTAGGCGGCGATCAGGTCGCGCTCGATCGTGAGGAGTCGCTCGAGTTGTTCGACGGTCGCCTCGGCGCGTTTGCCGGTCGGGATGCCGGCGGTTTTGTTGGCGCGCGCGACCCAGAGTTGAATCGGCGTATCGCCGTTGACCGCGAACCACCGCTCGAGCCGGCGAATCTGACCCGTGCGGATTTCGGCGAGCTCCTCGATGCTCGGCTCACGCCGGCCGACCGGAGCCGACCCGGCAGCGTCCGTGTCGGCGAACCGCGGGTCGAATGGATTGGAGCGCTGTTGCTCGCGCATCCAATCTTGCATCGCAGCGACAAACCGGGCATGCCAGATCGCGGGCACGTTGAAACGGCGGAATAGATCGCCCATCGCCGCGAGTTGTTGTTCGGTGAACGTGATTCCTTCGCCCTCGGGTAGCGGCACGGTTACGAACTGCTGGCCCGGGACAACCGAGTCGATGATGTAGGGCTGTTCGTGCAACCGCAGCTGGCCCTCGCCCTCGCCGGTCGCGCGGAGGTCGCGTTGCGCCTCAAGCATGATTTCGTGCGAGAACGGGCCTAGGTGCGCCTTGAGTGTTCCGAGGAGCGGCTCAACGTTCGGCGCGACGACGACGGCGGGAATCACCTGTCCGAGCCGGCGTTCGGTTTCGGTGACCCGCATCGCGCGCGCGATCACCTGCCGAATGTAGAGCGGCGTGAGTTTGTTCGAGGCGTAACCGATGACGGCGATATCGGGACAGTCGTAGCCCTCGCCCGCCATGTCGACCGTACAGAGGACGCCCGCATTCGGCGAGCCGCGAAACCGTCTCAGGGTCGCGGCCGCGTCGGGCTCGTCGGAGACAGCGACCTCGGCGAACGGGGTAAGTCCGAGCGCGCGCATTTGCCGGTTGACCTCGTCGCGGTAGATGTAGGCGTCCTCTTGCCGGGCGGCAACGATTAGCGCTTTGACAGGGTGGCCCTCGAGAAGGTCGTGCGCCTGCTGTAGCTGGCCGAGGATTTTCGCGACGAACGCCTCGAGCCACGGCTGTTGTCCGGCGAGCTCGCGGATGACGGCGCGCGCGGCCGGCTCGTCGAGGTCGATCATGTCGGACGCGACCATTTGGAAGTTCGCGGTTTCGAATAGCTCGACGCGGCCGTCGATCGTGTGGAGGTCAACGGGGCGTAGTTGGCCGTCGAGAATCAGTTTCGCGGTCGGTTCGTCGTGGTCGACGAGCGCCTCGATTTTGTTCTCGCCGGCCGCGCGGTAGCGGACGGTCGAGATGCGCTCGTCGGTGCGGGAGCGCCAAAGCGTCCCGGAGAGGTTGAGGACGCCGGCGACGTGGAGGTCGACGTCGACGACGCCGGCGAGCTCCCGCACGTTGCGGGCCCACGCGGAGCGTTCGTGCTCGCCGACGTGGTGGACCTCGTCGGGGACGAGGAGCGTGCGTTGGTGCGCGGCCATGCGGCGATGCACCGCGAGCGTGTCGGCGTTCAACGACTGATAGGTGACAACGACGCCGTCCTGGCCGTCGCGTTCGACCTCATGACCGGGACGCAATTGAAGATGGCGGGCGCCGAGAAGCGCGCCGACCCATTGGTCGACGAGCGTTAGCCGCGGCGCGAGGACGACCATGCGGTCGACGAGGTCGGCCTCATAGAGCGCCTCGAATACAAGGCCGGCGAAGATCGTTTTGCCGGCGCCCGGGGCGGCGCTGACGGTCGCGACGCCGTCGCGCGCGATCCGCGCAACGATCCGGTCGAGCGCGTCGAGCTGCCACTGGCGCGGCAATAGACGCGTGTCGGCGGCATCCCGCCATCCCTGAGTGTGGTTGCATGGCGCGCACCATGCGGCCGTGTTCTCGATCGTGAGCGGGCCGCCGTGCGCGTGCGAGCGCAAATGCGCGACCTGCATCGTCTCGAGCGTGATCGGCGTATCGCAACCGTCGCGCTCGCAGACGCCGCCCGAGCGTAAAAAGAGGGTTTCGCGCAACGCCCGCGAGGGACGTTGGCGAGGTCTTGCATTCATGTTGATTCCTTTCGGCTAGGTTCCCGCCCGGCCGGAGCCGAGCGAGGGCGATTTGTGTACTGCACTATACACAACGAGGGCGAGTATCGTGTATTCCCAGGGCCGGTTCGGAGCGCGGCTAGGTGCTTCGACGCCGGCCCCGTCTCTCTCACCCGAACGTGCCGCCGTCGTGAAAAGAGCGCCGGCCACGGGAACGGGACCGGCGCTCATGTTCGCGCAAGGCGGTCGGATACCGACCGTCGCGGCGGCGAGTCTACCCGCGCGCCCTCGCCGTACCCGCCGCGATCCGGCGCACCCACTCCGGTGACAACCCCGTCGCGTCGGCAAGGTCCCGGAACGTCAACCCCGCATGGCGGCCGGCGACGATGGCGTCGTCGAGCTCGACCCGCGCAACGTCGAACGCCCTTGCGGCGCGCTCAACACGGCGCCGCTCGAGCTCGGCACGCGCCAACACCTCCCTGGCGCTCACGACAGCCATCCTTTCGCGTAGTCGCGCGCCTCGCGCGCGGTTGTGAAGTACTGGCGTTGGTAGCGCGGCGACGCCGGCGTGTGAAACTCGACGACGTGCTCGCCCGCCGGCGTCGTGCCCACGTACAACGTCCACGCGCCATGCGTGAACGTGTCGGTGATCGCGAGCGGCGCGTAGTAGCCCGACGTTTCGGGGGCCATCACGCGGGCCCCCCGTCGTCGCACTTGCACTTGCCGTACTTGCTGCCGTCCGAGTAGTCGACGGTCGAGTCACACGACTCGCAGTAGGTGTCGTCGCTCGCGTCACCGGACTCGAGGTCGAACCCGTCCTCCCAACCGTGCGGGTCAAACGTGAAACCGTAGGTGCCGTTCATGTCAATCCTTTCGCTGCTAGTGGTCAACGTCATGTCTACATAGTAGACGAACAGCGGCTCGAGGCGCAAGCCACCAAGCCAAACTCTAGGACAACTCTAAGACACCCCACGCCAACATGCGCTACATTATAGACATGACGACATCGACCACTAGCGAAAGGACCGTCATGAACCACGCGATTACCCCCATCACCCCCATCGCTCCGAGCTCCGCCGGCGCGCTCGACGGGTTCGAGGCCCGCTGCACGTGTGGGCTCACGATGCGCTCGAGCCTGCGCACGCTGCTCGAGCAGGACGTCGCCGAGCACGCCGCGTACCACGCGCGGCGTGACGCCGACGCTATCGCGCTCATCCGCGAGCGCAACTAACCAAACCAAAAGCGGCCGGGCGACGCACGAACGTCCCCGGCCATGACCAAAAGGGAGATACCCCCAAATGGCAACAACCATCATCGCACGCATCGCCGCGCTCGCAACCATCGCGCTCACGGCAACCATCCTCATCGGCACCACCACCGCCAACGCCGCGGTCACGCCGAGCTACACCTACGACCACGCCCTCCGCGCATGGGTCCACGACGCGCTCGAGCAAGCGAGCTACACCCAAACCCACGGCAAAACCATCCCCTGGCCCATCGAGGTCCGCTGCTACACCGACAACCTCTCGTTCGAGCTCGGCGCCTACCGCCGCGGCGACTCACCCGCCATCATCCCCACGATCATCGCCTACTACGCCGGCGGCAACACCATCCACATGCGCGCCGGCACATGCAACAACGCCGCGCAGTTCATCAACGGCATCTACACCGCGCAGTCAGTCGGCGCGTTCACCACGCTCCTGCACGAATCGCTCCACCGGCAAGGGTTCCAAAACGAGAACCTCACCGAAGCGTTCGCCATCGCGTCAATGCGAGCCGCCGGCCAGTTCGTGCAATACGTGCACTACCTCAACGCCGGCGCAACCGACCACGCCGCCGCGTGGCAGGCAGCCGCCGCCACCGGAAACAAAGTCCTGCGGATCGCGTTCGAGCAATCGAACCGCGTCGTCGCCGCGAACTACCGCACCACCTGGGCCGAGGTCACAAGCGCCGAACGGCTCGGCTGGGCCGCGTGGCTCCACCGCTAACCTTCACCCCGCAACAACTCGAGGACCCCACGACGCCCGCGCAAGCGGGCGTCGCTCGTTTGCGCTAGCCAAATCCCGCGCTAAACTCCCGCGCAAGGCCAAGAGCGAACCGGCGCGCGAACCGGGACGCCGCCCGAGCGAACCCCCGCCACCAAGGCGGAAGTGCGAACCGGGCGACAACCCGAGCGAACCGCCGAGCGAACCCGGCCCACATAGCACCGCGAGCCCGGGAGGAAACCCGCAATGGCACTAACCTCGAGGCAGCGCAACGCCCTACCAAACTCCGCGTTCGCATACCCCAAGCAGCGCAAGTACCCGGTCCCAACCAAGGCGCAAGCCGCCAAGGCAGGCATCTCGCCGGCGCAGAACCTGCGCCTGCACGCCAACGCGCGAGCTCGAGCAGCGCAATCAGGCACGAGCGGCAGCAAGGCACACGTCACCCGCGTCTCATCCAAACGCGTCAAGAACATGGGCAAGGCCGGCAAGACGAGGCACAAGTGAACTTCCGCACCGTCACCGTCGGCGAAATCGCGCTCGTCGTGATCGCCGTGTTCGTCGTGTTCGGCTACTTCAACGGGTTCGGCTAGTGCGACGCACCACGCACCTATGCGCGCAACCCGGCTGCACGGAGCTCGTCGAGGGCGGACCCGGCAGGTGCACCGCACACGGACGCACCTCGTGGGACAACTGGCGACGCACCGACGAGGGCAGGCGGCGCGCCAACGGCGGCTACGGGTGGCACTGGACCCGAGCACGCAACGCCTACCTACACGCCCACCCACGATGCGCACGGTGCGGACTCGAGGCGCACGAGGTGCACCACCGCGACGGCCGCTGCCCAAACGAACCCGGCGCGAACGCGTGGGCGAACCTCGAGGCGCTCTGCCGGCGCTGCCACCGCAAGGCACGCGTGCGCACCCACCACACGCGCAGCATTGTCGGCACTGCCAACGCCACCCGGCACGACAACGTCGTCGAGCCCGGCAACGCGGCCGCGGTGGGTGGGGTAGCCCGAGGCGCCGCGAGTGTCTCGGCGGGACCCGCCGGAGAGAGACGCGTTACCGATGTGCCCCCACCCGGCAGCTCGCGGTTCGCGCTCTTGTGGCAGCGACGGCAGAGAG